TCATTCAGGTCCAAGAATACGGTTGAAGTGGCCAGCATGGTAGCGGAAGAGGCGACGACCCATAAGGTGGATGCCATCTTCGTGGACGGTAATGGGGTGGGCGGCGGGGTTTGCGACATGCTGAAGACCTGGGGCTATCGGGTCATTGAGGTCCAAGCCGGCGAGGGTGCCAGGGATGACGCGAAATACAAGAACAAGCGGGCCGAGTTGTGGGGCCTGGGTAAGGTGTGGCTGCCGACGGCGGGGCTGCCCAACCGGGCCAAGTTGAAGACGGATCTCTCAGCCCCCTGGTTCAAGTTTGACCCGCGGACGAATCAGCTGGTCATTGAGAGCAAGGAAGAGATGTTAAAAAATCGGCAGGTAAAGTCCACCGATGAAGCGGACGCACTCCTGATGACCTTCGCTCAGCCGGTGGCGCGGAACGACGCTCGGGCCAGCCGGACCTATGTGGGTAACCAGGCAAGAGTTGCCCCAGGGACAGATAGGGCTATCTTCTCTTGACAGAGTGATTCATGCTACGCTTCCCCTTACGGAAGGAGTTGCCCCGATGTCTGGACTGTTCTCGAAGCCCTCTGTTCCCAATCCCCCCGCCACACCTCCTCCTGCTCCAACTCAGGCCAACACCAATACCGACATCGCGGCTCAGCAGGAGCTGCTGAAGCTACAGCGGGGCCGCAGCGCCACGCTCATGATGGGCGGCGCCGGCGTGCAGACGTCGGCCAACCAGTCGTCCAAGGTGCTGCTGGGTTCGTAGGAGAACGAGATGGCGAATCCGACCGCAGATCAGTCAGCCGACGTGGTGGATGAAGCTCTGCGTGAGTTCGCGTTTCTGGAAGCGGGCCGCGGTATCTGGGTGAAGCATTGGGAGAAGGTGGCGCAGCGGGTGCTGCCCTACTATTCCACCAGCTTCTACCCCCAGCAGAACATGGTTCCGGGCGTGGAGCGGGCTCAGGAGCAATACGACGCGACGGCCATGGGGGCGCTATGGAAGTTCGCGGCGGCCATGGAGTCCATGATTACCCCCGCCAACAGCAAGTGGCATCAACTGCGGCCGGTGGACGCGATCCTGAAGAAGGACCGGGCGACCATGACCTGGTTCGAGCAGGTCAACGATCTGATGTTCCACTACCGATACAGCCCGCACTCCGGGTTCCAGATGAATATGCACGATGCATATGCAAGCATCGGAGCGTTCGGAACGAGTTGCGTCTTCACCGACAAGTTCAGCGATCCGACTCGACCTGGAACGAAGGGCCTGCGGTATCGGAACGTGTTCCTTGGAGAGTTGTATTTTGCAACGAACCATCAGGGGCAAGTGGACAAGATCTACCGGAAGTTCAAGATGACCCTTCGGCAAGTCGTGCAGCGATGGGGCAAGGACAAGCTCTCTGACAAGTTGGCGTCGCTGTTTGAGTCAAAGCCTGAGTCCGAAGTGTGGTGCGTCCACGTCGTCAGGCCGAACGGGCAGTTCGATCCGGGGCGGCTGGATGACAAAGGCAAGCGGTTCAGCTCCCACTACATTCTCCAGGAAACCCGGATGCTGCTGGAAAGCGGGGGCTACCGGTGCAACCCCTACGCCGTGGCCCGATATCTGACGGCGCCTGGCGAACTCTACGGCCGCGGCCCTGCCATGAACGTGTTGCCGGCGATCCTCACAGTGAACGAGGAGAAGAAGGTCGTGCTGAAGCAGGGCCAGCAGACAGTGGATCCGGTCTACCTGATGCACGACGATGGTATCGTGAACGGGTTTAGCCGGATGCCGGGCGCCATGAACCCAGGCGGGGTGAGCGCCGAGGGCCGGCCCTTGGTTCACATGCTCCAGCCTGGCAACATCGGCATTGGCAAGGAACTGATGGACGATGAGCGAGCCGCGATCAATGACGCGTTCCTCGTGACCTTGTTCCAGATCCTGGTGGAGACCCCCCGGATGACGGCCACGGAAGTGGTGGAACGGGCCCGGGAGAAGGGCGCGTTGCTGTCCCCGACCATGGGTCGGTATCAGAGCGAGGGCATCGGGCCTCAGGTGGAACGTGAGTTCGATCTGCTGCTGGACCAGGGGCTACTGCCCCCGCCTCCCCAGATGCTCATTGACGCCGGCGCGGAATATCGGGTGGAGTATGACGCCCCATTGAACCGGATGATGCGGGCCGAGGAAGCCGCGGGGGGCATGAGGTCGTTCCAATATGCGGCGGAAATCGCCGCTCAGACCCAGGACCCGAGCGGCATGGACATCTTCGATGTAGACGTCATGATGCCCGAGATGGCCATCATCAACGGCACACCCTACCGATGGCTGCGGACGCCTGAAGCGATCGCCGCCGTGCGGCAGGGGCGGCAGCAGAAGGAGTCTATCCAGCAGATCACGCAGGCTCTGCCCGGGATGGCGGCCATGGCGAAGGCCGCGGCGCCTCAAGGCACGAGCCCCACACCCGGGCAGCCGTCATGATGAATCTCTTCGACCAGGCCAAGGACTTCCTGTTCCGCAGACGGAACGCCTACTGCAAGGTGTTCCTCCAGATGGATGGCCAGCCGGCGCCTTATGCTGAAGAAGTGCTGGCAGACCTGGCCCGGTTCTGCCGAGCGAACGACACATGCTTCCACGCGGACCCCCGGGTCAACGCTGACCTGGAAGGCCGAAGGGAAGTGTGGCTTCGGATCCAGCATCACCTTAGGCTGTCCGACGAGCAGCTGCAACGGATCTACCTACCCAGCCAACCCTCAGCCCTCAAGGAGATTTCCAATGGATGAGATGGAGTTCACCCCTTCACCGGAGACCACGGAGCCGAGCGAGCCCGAGAGTCCTGTGACCGATATCACACCCAAAGTCGTGAAGGAGGCCCGCCGGTGGAAGCCGCTGGGCGAGGAGTTCTTTCTCGACGAAGAGTTTGCCCAGCTGGTGGTCGAGCTGGGGGAAGACGGGCACGGCCCCGTCATGTTTGATCTTCAACCTGAGGAGAAGGACGGCGTAGCCGGCCACGTCCTCGTAGCGTCAATTCTTTCCTAAGGAGATCCCATGTCCTGTGGTGTCGTCGCCCTCATCGCTTTCATCTTCCTGGTGCTCGGCCTCGCGGCCGGCGCACTCGTCTGGCGCAAGAACGGCGCCGCCATCGAAAAGAAGTTCTAAGGAGACTCCATGTCAGATCCTGTCGCCCCCGGTAACGGACAAGGCACCCCGGCTCCTGCCGAAGGGGCCCCCGCAACACCACAAGGAACCGCAGCAGCGCTTGCCGCGCCCCCCGCCGCACCGGCGGCCACGGCCATCCCGTGGCTTGAGGGAGCCGATCCCGCAGTGGTCGGCTATGTCCAAAACAAGGGTTGGGAGAAGCCCGTCCAGGTGCTGGAGAGTTACCAGAATCTGGAGAAACTTTTGGGGGCGGATCGTGCGGGTAACACCGTCATTCTGCCCAAGCCGGACGCCCAGAAGCAGGAAGTAGACGCCTTCTACAACCGCTTGGGGCGTCCGGCCGATCCTGCCGGATACAAGATCGACGTGCCCGCTGGATCCGATCCTGAGTTCGCCAAGGGCGCCGCGGCCAAGATGCACGAGCTGGGGCTGAACAAGGACCAGGGTGAGAAGCTGGCGGCCTGGTGGAACGACCAGGTGGGGACGACGGTCAAGACGTCCACCGAGCAGGCCCTGGCCAAGAACCAGGAGCAGCAGACCGCGCTCAAGACGGCCTGGGGTTCGGCCTTTGACCAAAATAAAGAGATCGCTGCGGCTGCGGCTCGGGGTCTCGGCATTGAGCCTACGGCCCTGGATGCGCTTGACCAGGCGCTCGGCTTCGACAAGACGATGCAGCTTTTCTACAACATCGGAACCAAGATCAAGGAACCCGACTTTGTGGACGGCAGCGGCAACCGGGGCTTCGGCGCGGCTCTCACCCCAGGTCAGGCTCAGGCAAAAATTGCCGAGTTGAAGGTGGACAAGAACTGGGTTTCCCGCCTCATGAATCATGACGCGGCGGCCACGTCCGAGTGGAAAAAGCTCCACGAATACGCGTATCCGGAGCAGGCCAATGGATGACACCCTCGCAGTCCGGTTGGAGTGCCTGAAGCTGGCCGTCCAGGTTTCTACGGCTGAGTCCCTGGACAAGTCCATGCGGGCTCCTGAAACGGAAAGAGTTGCGGAACTCACCGAAAAGTTCTATGATCTGGTCAACGCAGGACCTACGTCTGTTGAGGTTCCCGAAGCAGTTCCGGTGACCCCACAGCAGATGCGGGGCAACAAAAAGCCGAAGATGGACAAGGACGAAATCTTCAAGTAGGCCCCCATCAGACGGCACACCAAAGCAAAATGGCCCCTCTTCCGAGGACAAGCCGAGGGTAGCGGCTCTCCCTAAAGCCAACATCTTCAACTTTTCCTCGGAGGACTTCCATGTCCGTTAACGTCTCCACCGCATTTGTCCAACAGTATTCCACGAACATTGGAATGCTGTTGCAGCAGCAGGGTTCGCGTCTGCGAACGTCCGTCATGAACTACGCCTTCCAGGGGAAGGCTGCGAGCGTGATGGAGCAGTTCGGCAGCGTCAACCCGGTGTTCAACCAGGGTCGCCACTCGGATACCCCGCTCATCAGCACCCCCCAGGACAAGCGCTGGGCCTACCCCAATGACGCCGACTGGGCCGACCTGATCGACCAGCAGGACCGTCTCCGGATGCTCATTGATCCCGCGGGGCCCTACACCATGGCCGGCACCTACGCCATGGGCCGCGGCATTGATGACGCGATCGTCGCCGGCATCTTCCAGAGCAACAACACCGGTGAGAACGGCACCAGCGCCACGGGTCTGCTCTCGGCCTACAACTCCGGTTCTCAGGTGGTGGCCGCCACGGTTGGCGCCGCTTCCGGCAATACCGGCCTGAACGTGGCCAAGCTCCGCGCGGCTCGCAAGATGCTGCTCGCGGCTGAGGTGGACGTCGAAAACGATCCCCTCTACATTGCCGCCACGGCTCAGCAGCTGGACGATCTGCTCGCTCAGGTCCAGGTCAACAGCCTGGACTACAACGAGCGGCCCGTCTTGGTGGATGGCCGTATCACCCGGTTCATGGGCTTCGAATTCATCCACTCCGAGCGCATCCCCGGCGCCGCGAACTTCAACACCCTCTACCCCGGCAACAGCACCATCACCGGCTACACCACCGGCACCACCTGGCTGGTCCCCTTCTGGGCCAAGTCCGGTGTCGCCCTCGGCACCTGGAACGACATCACGGCCACCGTCGATCGTCGCCCCGACAAGCGCAACTCCTGGCAGGTCTACGTCACCGGCACCTTCGGCGGCACCCGGCTGGAAGAGAAGCGCTGCGGCTTCATCACCTGCTACTGAGCCTGAGGAGACAATCACATGGCTGCCTACCTTTCCACCGAACTCGGCAAGACCGCCAACCAGACGGCGGCTCCTGTCGGCTATCGGCCCGATGCGACCAGCTATCAGGGGCGCATCCGATCCATTCGGGCGTCCTTCACGCTCGCGTCCCAGGCCACCACGGACACGCTGGTGCTCGGCAATCTTCCTGCCGGCTGCACTTTCTGCGGGGGCCGCATCGTCACCGACACCTCGTTGGGCAGCTCCACGCTGGCCATCGGGATCTCGGGCGCCACGGGCAAATACCGGGCGGCTGCGACCTTCACGGCTACCGATGCCCCCGCGCTTTTCGGGGTCACCGCGGCCATCATCGAAGCGGCTTCCTCTGCCGAGCGCCAGGTCATCGGCACCATCGCCGTGGCTGCGCTTCCCGCCTCCGGCAACCTCTGTGTCGAACTCCAGTATCGGATGCCCTAACCTTGGATTGGGGAGGTGGCTTAGCGGCTGCCTCCCCAAGCCTTTCGGAGAGATGTCATGACGACTTACTACTACGGTTTGAACCGGGGCCAGAGGATGGAGGATGTCGTCGTCGGCACGTCCACCAACAGCACGGACATCGAACTTGCCGTGAACGGCGCCAAGATCCCCGCTCAGGGAGATGCTGCCGCTCTTGTGGAAGTTCTTGAGGGCTTCCTGGCCCAGGCCAAGTTCCCGCCCGCTTAGGAGTGAACCATGTCCATTCGTCGAGACGACGCACTCTACACCCTCGCGTCGAACCTCTCAGCTACGGGGGCAGCCGTCCAAATCAAGGGCGGCGACTACATGTTTTTTGCGGAAGGCACCATCGGCGGGGCTACGGTCACCCTACAGATGGCGAGTCCGAACGGAACCTTCGTCACGGTAGGGTCGTTTACCGCGGGCACACTTCTGTCGGCCACCGCGCTTCCTGTCGCGTTCACGCGGATAAGCCTGCCCTCGGGCAGCGTCAAGTTCGCGGTTACCGGGGGAACGCCTTCCGCGCTCTACGCCTACCTTCAGGGGATGGGCTGAACTTCGAGGTAGCCCATGGCCCAGAGCAAGATTGACTGCTGCAATAGCGCCCTACAAAAGTTGGGCGCTACCAGCATTTTAAACTTCACGGACTCGAAGGAAGGGCGCCAGTGCGCGATCGCCTACGACAGCAACAGGCGGTCCGAACTGCGGAATCATCCCTGGGCCTTCGCCACGAAGCGAGTCCAGTTGGCGGCTGACTCCACGGCGCCGGCGTTTGACTTCCTATACCAATACACCTTGCCCGCCGACTGCGTGAAGGTGCTGCTACCCGCGGACTCCAATTTGGATTGGGTCGTCGAGGGCGGCAAGATCCTGACCAACTGGGCCGCGCCGCTGAACGTTCGATACACGGCGGACATCGACAGTGAGCCGCTGTGGGACCCCCTTTTCTACGATGCTCTCGCCATCTCGCTGGCCATTGATTTATGTGAGTCCATCACGAACTCGACAAGCAAGAAAGCTACGCTCGATCAGGAATACGTGGCCGCGGTGAGTCGGGCCAAAAAGGCAAACGCGTTCGAGCAGTTGGCCCAGGTCGCGCCGGATCCGTCCTTCATCACCGCGAGGTGGTGACATGGCGCGGGCCACTTGGGTTCAAAGCAACTTCAACGGCGGGGAGTGGAGTCCTCTCGCACACGGGCGTTTCGATCTGGCGAAGTATCGGAACGCGCTTGAATTGTGCTCAAACTTTCTGCTGACTCAGCAGGGCGGCCTGACTCGGCGCCCCGGCACGCCATATGTGGCCGCGGTCAAGGACAGCACCTACGCCCCACGACTGATTGACTTCATGTTCAGTGAGTCCCAAGCCTACATATTTGAGTTTGGGGCTCGGTACATTCGGATCTATACCAACGACGGTCAGCTCATCGAGCCCGCGCCCACGGCATATGTTGCGACAAAAACCTACTACGTCGGTGCGCTGGTGGAGAGTTCCGGAACGGTTTACTGCTGTAAGGCTACAGCAGATGCCACACTGTACCCGCCCCCGAACATAAATTACTGGGTTCCTACAACTACGACAGTAACTTCCTGGGATGCAGACATCACCTACACATTGGGCGCTCGAGTTCAGTATCTTGGGGTGTATTACTGCTTAACCGCTCTGGGGGCCGTTCATGATCCGGTAGGAATCCCGGGAGTGGACTCCAGGTGGACGCTGACTGGGACTACGATTGTGGAGTTCGCTGCCTCAGGCGGGAACTACACCCCCGGCGACATCGTCAGTTATCTCGGGGTGAACTACTACTGCACGGCGGTCCCATCTGCGGCGCCCCCTGACACGGCGTATTGGTATCCATTGACGGGGTCCATCATAGAAGTTCCCACCACGTATTCAAGTTCTGACGTGTGGGCGCTGAGCTTCGACAGTAAGGCCGATACCATATATTTGTCGCACCCCGACCACCCAACCGAGAAGTTGCAACGTCTAGGGCCAACGAAATGGGCGCTCAGCCCGGTGGCTTTTCTCGACGGCCCGTATCTGGCCACTAACACCACTACGACTACACTCACTCCTTCAGGGACGTCGGGCGCGGTCACGGTGACGGCAAGCGCGGTCACGGGCATCAATGGTGGCATCGGGTTTTCATTGGCGGACGTAGGCCGCGCGCTCAGGTTAAAGTGCGGAGGCGTCTGGCTGTGGGGCACGATCACGGCCTACACAAGCCCTACCGTCGTGACTTGGACCATTGCAGATCCCAACGGCCAGATGGTCCCCAAGACGGCGGCGGGCACGGCCAACGTATCATCTGGGAGCGTGTTCAGCATTAGTTTGACCGACGGTGGGAGTGGGTATGGGGTGAGTCCGCCCGATGTCGTTATCTCTGGCGGCGGGGGTTCAGGGGCGGTAGCCTACGCCACAGTGTCCAACGGGGTCGTCATAGCTGTCACCATGAGCGTGACCGGAACTGGATACACTTCGGTGCCAGCCGTTGCGTTCGGCGCGCCAGCAGGTGTTGTTGCGTCAACCACATCCTTTTGGCGAATGGGTTTGTGGAATGCGACGGATGGGTATCCTGGTGTCGTCAAGTTTCACCAGGACCGGCTGTGTTTTTCTGGCAACGCCGCGAACCCTGGGCGCATTGACGCATCCAACACCGGGGACTACGAGAACTTCGCGCCGACAAATCTCGACGGCACCGTGGTTGACAGCAACGCATTCAGCTTCACCATCAACGAATCGCTTAACACAGTTCGATGGCTTGTGTCGGATAAGCAGGGCCTCATCTGCGGCACTGGCGGGGGCGAGTGGGCCATCGCCCCGAGCGGGGCCCAGCAAGCCATCACGCCCACGAACATCAACATGAAGCCTATCGGTAACTTTGGGTCAGCATTCGTGAAGCCTGTCCGGATCGGGAATGTGACGCTGTTCATCCAGCGGACGACACGCAAAATAAGGGAACTTATTTATCAGTTCATGTACGACACGTTCACCAACGTGGACATCAGCCTCGTGGCCGAACATCTCACCAAGGGCGGCCTTAAGCAACTGGCGACTCAGTTCGCTCCCTACCAGATCGTGTGGATCGTGCGGACGGATGGAACCTTGGTGGGCATGACCTATGACCGGGATCAAGAAGTCAACGGCTGGCACCGGCACGCCCTCGGAGGCTACTCAGACGCGGCTCAGACGCTGCCTCCATTGGTTGAGAGTGTGGCCTGCATCCCGGCCCCGAGCACCCAGCGGGATGAGGTGTGGCTGGTGGTGAATCGCTACATCAATGGCGCCACCGTCCGCACCGTCGAACGCATGGCCAAGGTGTGGGAAGACGGGGACGCGGTAGCCGATGCCCTGTTCCTGGACTCCAGCGCCACCTACTCCGGGGCGCCTACAACCACGGTCAGTGGGCTCACCTGGCTGAAGGGACAAACGGTAGGGGTTCTCACGGATGGGTCCGTCCACCCGGATTGTGTGGTCAGCAGCACCGGAACGATCACTTTGAATTGGGCGGCGTCTAAGGTCCAGGTCGGGCTCGGCTACGCTTCTCAGGGTAAGACGCTCCGAATCGAAGCTGGGGGCGCGGATGGCCCATCCCAGGGCAAACTCAAACGAATCATGTGGACGATCTTCCGGTTCTTCCAGACCTCGAAGTTCGACCTATGGTCTGATACCCCCGGTGTCGGCTACGAGTCCAAGGCGTTCAGGGATAGCAACGACCCGATGACGACTGCGGTATCCTTGTTCAATGGCGACAAGCGCTGGACGTATGATGGGACCTGGGCGTCGGATGGTCAGATCTCTTTCCAGGCCAGCGGGCCACTTCCATGCAACGTAACCCTGCTCATGGCCCAGGTCGACACGAAGGAGATGCAATGAACGTGCTGCCCTTCAAAGCGGAACACCTCCTCGGGATGCAATTACAGCGGGCTCAGAATGGGTCCAAGCCGTTCATCACGGAGGAATACGCCAAGATGCTGGAGGGGCAGTTCGCGTTCACGGCTGTGACGGATGACGATGAGGTCGTGGCCGTTGGAGGAGTCACGGAACTATGGGCCAACCGAGCCCTCGCTTGGTCGTTCATTGACTCCCGTGCGGGCAAGCATTTCGTCGCGCTCCATAGGATCGTTAAGGACTTCCTAGACATCGTCCCTTACCGAAGGGTCGAGGCTGAGACTTCCTGCGGTTTCGGCCCGGGGCACCGGTGGCTCAAGATGCTCGGGTTTGAGATGGAAGCCGAAAGGATGCGGGCGTTTCAAGTAGATGGGGGCGACAGCTCTCTTTATGCGCGGGTGAAGTGATGGCAGCCCTGGCGGTGATGGCCGCCCCATATCTGATGGCCGGCTCTGCGGCGCTTATGGCGGTGGGGGCTATTCGGCAAGGGCAAGCCGCAGCGGCTTCCGCAGATTACAACGCCAAGGTGGCCCAGCAGAATTCTCAGATCGCGGGCGACCAAGGAAACGCCGCAGTCGAAGCCCAACAGCGGGACGCCCAGCGCAGGATGGGGGCCGCAGTAGCGGCCTACGGCGCATCCGGGGTCCAGCTTTCAGATGGCTCACCCATGGACGTTCTTGAGGAGAGCGCCCGGAATTCGGCGCTTGACGCGGCCACGCTGAAATACAACTACAAGCTGCGGGGCATGGGGTTTGACAACCAAGCCAGCCTGTATTCCGCGCAGTCGGGATTCGCGTCTACGGCAGGATACCTTAACGCTGGCGCGACTTTGGCGTCCGGAACCGCGCAAGCGATCAAGTTTGGTGGGTGAGCCATGCCGAAGATCCAGGGATACGAAAACCAGATCGGCGCTCAGGGGGGCATCAACTCTCAGGCGAGCCCGCTAGACTTTGGTGCTGGCGTGGGCGAGGGGCTACAGCGGGTGGGCGGCGCCATGGGCGACGTCGCCAACCAGATGTATCAGCAGCGAGTGGCACAAAATTCTACCGACGTTCACTCGTTTTTCTTCAACGCCCGCGAGCAGTGGACGAAGTCTCTTCAGACCAGGACCAACGAAGCTACTCCCGGGGACGACACGTTTGAACCGAAGCTTACAGAAGATATGGGTAAGTGGTTGTCAGATAATTCTAGTGTAGCGACTACGCCGGAAACACGTAGGCTTTACCAGTCACTATCGGCTGCGATGGTGAGCGAGTTCGGCCAGAGGGCGATTACGACCCAGGCGCAGCTCGCGGGCGTAGCGGCGCGGAACCAGACTACAGCGATGGTCAGGTCTGCCGGTGATACGGCGTTCAATGACCCTACCCAGAGGGACCAGCTTCAGGCCAACCTAACCTCGGCGTTCAATGACCCCAAGAGCATCTACGCCAAAATCCCGAAACCTGCTCGGGATGCCATGCTGGCCGAAGCCAAGAACTCCGTGGATCAGGCCACAGTTCGGGGCATCGTCAGGGCCAATCCAGACGTCGTGCTGGGCGCGGTGGCGCCCGCCCAGCTCGACCAGTTCAAGCCTTGGCAGAATCTCATTCAGACCTACGTCGCGCCTGGCGGCAAAGCGAACATCTCCGATGCCACAATGGCGCAGGCGCCCATCTTCACGAAGGCTGCGGCCGAGAAGGGGCTGAATCCCAACATCCTCATGGCCATGGCCGACAAGATCCCCGGCACGGATCCCGCGGCTCTGGCCAAGGACATGGGAACTTTGGTGAGCCACTATGGCGGGGACTACGCCAAGGCTGCCGTGGCGTATCAGGTCGGCACGACTCAGCTCGATAACATCCTGCGAGTGAACGGCTCGAATTGGGAAGCCGCGCTCACGCCCGAGGCTAAGACCTACGTCGATTCTGTGATGCAGGACTCCGGTTCGGTGGCCTCACCGAACGCCGGCCAGGTGGTAGCGCCCCAGATGAACGCATCGCCCGTGGCCGCGCCTGCATCAACGCCCATCCAGAACTCGGCCATTCCCGCATTCAACGGTCTGACTTGGGAGCAGCAGGACCAGGCGGTCAACGAATCAGTTCGGCTCCAGCAGCTTCGGATGACGATGGCCGAACACGCCCGGGGAGAGGCTGATCGGATCCAAGGGAAGCAGCAAGAGGCCGCGATCAACGGATACATCAGCCGCATTTATGCCCCCTCTGACAACGGCGGTTCCCCCGCAGTAAGTGAGATCGCCAACGATACGACGCTGACTGGCGAGCAGAAGAACCGGGTCGTCAGCATCATGATGAGTTATCAGCGGGAGTTGAAGAACAACGCCGAGACCAAGTCCAACCCATGGATGTTGAACCGACTTGGGGCCGACATGGTCGCTGCGGACAATGACCCGACCCGGGCTCCCAGTCTGGACGACTCACAGTCGGCGCTGGCCCGCGGTCAGATCTCACTCAACGATTACATGCGACTCCAGGGGGTCTACAGTAGCTTGAAGGACGCCAACGGGAACAGCTTCGTTCACCAGTTGAGCGCCCACGTGCAAGACGCCCGCCGAGCGTTCCTGGCCATGCCCCAGTTCATCATGAACCCCGCTGGCGCGGAGCAGGCCGCAGCCCAGTTGCAGGGAGACCTACAGGACAAGGTTCAAGAGTTCCGAAAAGAAGGCAAAAACCCGCGGGCACTACTGAATCCCTCCGATCCGAACTACTTCTTCAAGCCCGGCACGTTGAACTCCTATGCTGTGGGGGCTCGGGGAGCGCTAGCCGACAAGGCTGCGGCCGTCGTGAAGGCATCTGTGGCTCCGGGGGCTATCGTGAAGGGATACCGATTCAAGGGTGGCGACCCTGCCAACAAGGCCAACTGGGAGAAAGCTGAATGAGCGGCCCCTGGGATGACTACACGCAACAGCCTGCGGCCCCCGCCCCGCCTCAGGAAGCCGGCCCTTGGGATGACTTTGCCCAACCGGCGTCTTCCTTCTGGGGCAACCTCGGCAAGGCGTTCAATCCGGTCATGCGGGTCACAGTTGGCGCACTGTCCGGAGGCCCAGTGGGCGCGGTTGCCGGGTTACTGACCGCTGCGCAGCAAGCATCCGAGCCTGTCCAGCCTACCCGGATGGCCCACGGGGCTCTTGAAGCGGCCCAGGCAGGGTATCAGGCATCGGCCACAGGCCTGCTTCAGCGGGGCCGGCTTCCCGACATCGTGCTCGACCCCTCCCATAAGAAGTGGTATGAATCAGCCATCTCGGCCGCGGCGTCCACCATCTCCGATCTGCCTGAGATGATCGCGGGCGGGGCTGCGGCGGGTGTCGCTGGGCTACCGACTGGCCCGGGGGCCTTGGCCCTCGGCGGGGCCGCGGCCTTTGCCACACCTACCGCGATCCGCCAGGCGCTCATGACGGCGTATTCTCTGAACCAGGTGCAGAGTTCGTCCGACTTCTTGAGCCGGGTCGGGGTCGGCATCGAGGAGACGGGAAAGTCTGCGATTGTTGGCGCCGCGATGGGCCCAGCCGGGCTCGGGGCGAAGTCCATCGTCGGCCCCGTGGCCGAGCGAGCCTTCGGAGAAGCGGGCGCAAAGATCGCTACCCAGGCCGCGGGCCTCGGGACTGAATACGGCGTCCTCACCGTGGCCCCCGCCGCGCTTGAGGGTAGGCTCCCCGAGAAGGAAGATTTCATCAACAACGCCATCCTGTTGGGCGGGTTCCACGCGGCTGGCGCCGTGTCTCAGGGCCTCCAAAATGTCTATGCCCGAACTGGAGTTCGTCCCGAAGAAGTGGCCCGAGACGCGCAAGCGGACCCGACGATCCTGGAGGACTTGGCGAAGACATCCGAATATGGTTCGGTGTCGTTCTCACCGAGCGCCCCAACCACAATCACTGTGCCAGAAGGGTTTAACGTAAGCTACACGAGTGCGGGTAAGCCGAGTTATATCGATACCCGTGGATCAGGTATCGTGCTGCACGGCACGTCTAGACCTATTGATAGCCCGAGCGATTTTCACTACTCGACTCAAAACATCTACGGGCAGGGTTTTTACACTACTGACGGGCTTGACATAGCTAAAGGATATTCTAAAAAAGGTAGGGGCGGAAACCCAAACATATACGCAGTCACAGTGGCGCCCGGTGTGGGGGATAAGCTGTTCGACATGGAACGGCCAGTAGCGGACCCGAAAATAATTGCCGCAGTGAACGGCGCCATCGGGGGTATGGACATACCGGACATAAAGCCAGGGGAGACCCTCAGGCAGTTCTACGACGCCGCTAGAGAGGAAAGCCACGATACCGGATACTCAGCTGACTCAATCCAAGAACTATTTCAGAGCATTCAAGAAAACTTAAAAGACATGGGGTTCAGGGGGTTTTCTCACACAGGGGGCGGTTTTTCTGGAAGAGCCCCGCACTCAGTAAATATATTCTGGAATCCGGAAACGGACGTGAGCCTAAAGCCGCTGGACATCTCAAAATTCGAAGTGCCGAAAGCGCCTATTGGAACGCGAGGAGAATTGCAGCAGTTGTTTGGAAACCCGCCAGGGCCCGCGTCCACAGTTGAGCCGAATCCACTCAAGTCCACAGTCAACATCGCGGACTCTACCTCCTATCAAGGCGTCCGGCAGGGTCCGCTTATGGGGCCGATGGATGAGCGGATGGTGGCCCGGGATCCGGCGACTGGAAAAGACATGGGCCGACTTTGGGTCACGAAGACCCCCGAGGGGTTCGAGGTCCGGAAGGTGGAAGTGGATCCGAAGTTCCGGGGCCAGGACGTGGCCACACAACTTTATCTGGAGGCCCGGGATCGTTACGGCCCCTATCAGGGCAGCACGGACACAACCCCTGATGGGCAAGCGCTGCTCGCCAAGCTGCGGGAAAATCAGCCTGGTATATTCGAGCCTACTCAAGCAGCTCCCGTTCAGCCCGAGCCTGAAGTCCCTCGCGCCTACCGGGAAGCAGCCGATCAGCAGGCTGCGGCTGACGCCGTCCCCGGCATCCCAATTTCCGACACGACTCGCGCCATCGCGTCTGACTTGTTCGGCCCTCGGGTGCAGGCGCCCGGTGAACCCGAGCCGACCCACGTCAACTACAAATACCTGAACACGCCTGAACAGGTGAATGGCGCCCTGGCCCGCATGTCCGACCTGAACCTGGAAGAGATCCAGAGGCAGCGTCGGGGCACCGTGCCCTGGGAGCAGACGGAGCATGAGGCCGGGGTTCACCTTGGTCGGCTGCTGGGATCAGATGGGCCCATTCAAGCCCGAGAGCCGGGGACGGCGGCCGGCGCTGCCGAGCTTCTGGGACGGAAGCAGATGGTTGAAGGTGCTGCCCTAGACACGGTCGCAAAGGCCAAGGCCATCGCTGAAGCCCCTGGCGCGGCGTCTCCTGAGCAGTTGGCCGATCTGCTGGTGAGCGTGGACAGGGCGTCCATGATCCAGTCTGAGTTCCTGGGCGCCCGCGCTGAAGCCGGCCGAGCCCTCAATATCCTGAAGGACACAAAGACGACGGCGGAACGCGCTGAGCAGATCCAGGCGGTCCTCGGTCGGTTCGGCAAAGACCCGGTTGAACTGGCAAAGCAGTTGGCCCAGATTGACAATCCGGAGGCCGCGGCCCGTGCGGCGCGCCGGATGACAGCGCCCGGTTGGGAACAGAAGGCATTGGAAGTGTGGAAGGCCGGCCTCGTTTCCGGGCCCGTTACCCAGGTGGCCAACATCATGGGCAACACAACCTATGCGGCCACTCGCCCTTTGGTAGATGCCACTGCCTCCATCTTCGGGATGCTGACCCGGGCCGAGGATCGGGTCCACTACACTGAGCCTCTGGCCCGTATCCTAGGTGACTTCCAAGGGACGATCGACGGGCTGAAGCAGGCTCGCACGGCGTTCATGGTAGAGGAGCCGGGGGGCAAGGCTGAGTCCAGAAATGCCATCCCCGGCAAACTGGGGTATGTCATCCGGACGCCGTTCCGTGCGCTGGAGGCACTGGACGTCATGTTCCGCGCCATGAACGATAGAGGCGAAGCCTACGCCATGGGCGCCCGCGAAGCGGCCAAGGAAGGGCTGAACCCTGCTACTCGGGAGTTTCGGGAGCGAGCGGTGGATCTCGCCAACAACCCTCCTGAGGACTGGATCGACTCCATCGAAGCGTTCGGCAAGCGGGCCACCTTCCGGATGCCCCTCGGGGAAAAAGGAAAGGCCATCACCGAAGCCATCGTCAAGAATCACCTAGAATGGATCGTCCCATTCCGGGGGACGCCTGCCAATATCTTCAAGGAATTGACTCGGCTTTCCCCCGCCGCGCCCGTCATCGGGGAGTGGCGGGCCGACTGGGCCAAGGGCGGCGCAGACGCAGCAAAGGCCGTCGCTGAGATGACAGTAGGGTCCAGCATCGCGGCCCTCACCATGAACTACGCATTCAGCGGCCACATCTCGGGCGCCGGCGACCCGGATCCCGCCAAGCGCCGGGTGCAGATGGCGGCTGGCTGGCAGCCCTATAGCGTGAAGATCGGTAACACCTGGTATTCCTATCAGCGGTTCCAGCCCGTGGGCACCCTCATTGGCATGGCGGCCGATGTCGCTGAGGTGTGGGAGCACATGAATCCGGAGGAGTCGGATAAGGTTCCTCGCATGCTGGCCGTGGCATTCTCCAACGCCGTGACGAATCAGACGTTTCTCCAGGGCATCACCATGCTGGTGGATGCGCTGTCTGAGCCGGATCGTCGCGGGCCCCGCCTCATTCAGAATATGACGGCGAGTGCAGTTCCCGCCGTGGTTGGGCAGACGGCCCAGTTCATGGACGACTACAAGCGGGAGATCACCAACACCCGCGAGGCTGTGATGAATCGGATCCCTGGGCTGCGAGAGCAACTGCCCGTCCAGCGCGATCCTTGGGGCGAGCCGGCGATGAACCCCTCCCGCCTGGGGGTCATCTCACCCGTTATCGAGTCTACCCCGTCTCAGGACAAGGTCCGAACTGAAGCCGCCCGCCTGGGCGTAGGCGCCCAGAAAGCGCCCCAGGCCATCACCATACCGACCCGGGGCTTGGTGCAGGGCTCAATGGCCCAGGTTCAGCTGACCCCCGAGCAGCGGGACGTCTTCGCTTCGGTCGCCGGCAAGACGGCCCATCAGATCATGACCCAGATGGTCAACTCCCCAACCTGGGACGAGACTCCGGACGTCATCAAAGGCCGCATTTTCCAAGCGGTCATGGAAAAGTCCAACCGGCTCGGCCCCATGGCGGCACTTTCGGACAGCCAGAGGCAGCAGGAGATTGAGCGGGTTGTAGGAGAAGTGCAGAAGCGGCTCGAAAAGTAGTCCCGATCAGTCTAAAATTTACCAAGCAGGAGATGTCCCATGACCGTTTCAGCGACGCCTTACAAAGAAAGCTACACGGGGAATGGGGTCACTACCGCCTTCCCAGTGCCGTTCTACTTCCTCGTGGACACCGACCTGGCGGTAAGCGACGTGGACAACACCGTCACGCCAGCGGTCATCACGCCCCTGGCGATCAATATCGGCTACACGGTGGCGGGAGCTGGAACGCCTACGGGGGGCGTCGTCAACACGACAGTTCCTGTGGCCGTCGGTCACGGGCTCACCGTGGAGCGATCCCTCGCGGAGGACCAGCCGACGCATTTCGTGGATGGCGATCCACTTCCAGCTTCGGGCCTGGAGCAGGCGCTGGACCGCATCGTCATGCTCTATCAGCAGGCTAAGGCGGCGCTCGATCGGTCAGCTAAGTTCGTCGTCGGGAGCACATCCGCTACGGATTTGCCTGAACCTGCTGAGGGCTACGTGCTCGGGTGGGTGAGCGGCAAACTCAGGAACTTGGCCGCTGCCTCGGCCCAGTTGGCAGCGGATCTCCTCAGCACGGCCATCGGCAAGGGCGCTTCCCTCATCGGCTACCTCGCTCCCTACACGGGGGCTGTGGCGGTGACTCAGGCATCACAGAATGCAAATACGCTGAATGTTAAGAACTTTGGCGTGGTTGGTGACGGAACGACCGACGATTCAGCGGCCCTGAACGCTTTCTTCACCAACATGGTCTCGGGCGTGCTGGGCACCTGCAAGCGGGTCATCTTCCCCAACGGTCGCTACAAGATCGGGTCCACCGTCACCATCCCCCCGTTCTCCGGGGCGTCGATGAACCTTGACCAGCGATCCAGCGATGGTATGGACTGGGAAATCGACTTCTGCCGGTCCTCCATCATCTGCGCTTGTGACCAACCATTCGCCTTAACCGCTGGAACCTACCCCGCAAGTCGCAACCAGCTATACATCCATGACGGCATCTTTGTCCCTTCGGGTGCCCAGGCCGTAACGGCAGCTTTCTACATGACGGGATCGCGGTATTGGCAGATCCAATTCGAGAGGATCAGCGCCAACAAGTGGAATGGAACCTTCGGGACCATCGTCAGCTACTACAACGACAGCGCCAGTTTCCAGGGCGGCATGATCTCTCTGAAGCATATCGAAGGCATCAACACCGCTAACATCATCACCTTTGGGGCCAATGCCGGAAGCATCGCGGCTGGGACCAATGTGGTAGATAACTTCCAGATGGAGGATATCTACCACCAGTGCGCGGATGCCTCTAGTAGCACCATCAAACTGACCAGTTTCAACCTATACGCGTCCAACCTCCAGAAGATCATCACCGCTGGTCTAGGTAAGATCGTGGACGGGAACGGGAACTACATCACGTCAGCAACCATGACGGGCTTCTACTGGGAGCCTTCTGGGGTTGCAGCGGTAAATGCTCTGGAATGCCAAATCGCCTACTCGACAATTAGCAACTTCAAGGCCATTGCCAATAGCTCCACCCAGACGGTGCGGTGGCTTGTCGGAGATATACGATTTAGCCGAATCTCAAATGTCCATGTGGATGCATCGAACCTTTCAGGGGCGCATCCTTACTCAAATGGCAGTTACATCATCATGTATCTGACCGATGGGCGCGGCAACATTTACGACGGCTACACCCCATCCGAGTGGAATAATTGTCGCGACATCGCCGCTACCAACCGGCTTGGGACCGTCCTGGGGGTGTCGGATGACATGTGCCTGCTGGACAGTATCGACGCCAACCCTACGGGCATCACAACCAGCACAACCACCATCCTAGCCACCAGCCCATACAATCTACTTTCCATCCTGGAGGGTGGGACCTCCGTGGTTCTGGATGTCCAGTTCCACGGCTACGGCAGCGACGCCACATCTAAGATGGTGCAGAACAATCTGGTCATCGGCACCACCACGGTCAACATCGGCGGTGCGATTACCCTAGGTTCCGGGGCCTACCTATCACGGGCGAAGGTGATCCTGGCACCAGCTTCTGGATCAACCTGGGATCTGTTCGTCCTCAACTCAGAGTCGATCAACCAGGCGGGGACGATTACGTATTCCAGCATTGGTATGATCCAAGTTGCCTCTTCCGTGGTGGTCAACTCCACCGATTCTGTGGCGTTGAACGTGGTGACAACCGGGATGTCTGCGGGTGCCGTGTGGCCGATCTCCGCAACCCTGTCCCGCATCGGACGCGGGATGGCAAACATGGTCAATCCGTAAGCTTGTGCAGCCCTTAGCGCGAAGCAAACTCACCTGATTTTTTGATCGCAGCAGCCCAGCGATGTGACCGCCGACAGAAAGGAGAAAGCGCATGAGCTTTGACCAAGCATTCAGCCGACTCATCGCCAGCGAGGGCGCCTAGCATCCGCACAGCATCCGGAGCGCCAAGAGGCAGCGGGCTGAAACCCCGCAAACACAGGAGAAAAAGCCATGGACTTCGACACCGCATTCAGCAGGCTCATCGACAGCGAGGGCGGCTACACCAACAACCCCGCCGACCCTGGCGGTGAGACCAAGTTCGGGATCAGTAAACGGTCCTACCCTGACGTGGACATCGCCAACCTCACACTCGATGGGGCCAAGGCCATCTACATGCGTGACTTCTGGAACCCACTGGGGGACGCGCATCCAGCCATCAAGTTCCAGTGCTTCGACTTCGCCGTGAACTCGGGGATTGGCACGGCGATCCGCAAGCTCCAACTCGCCGTGGGTGTGGCCGATGATGGCCACTGGGGGCCGCAGAGCGCGGCGGCTCTCGCAGGCATGGACCTCAACGATGTGCTGATGCGCTTCGCAGCGCAGCGGCTCATCTTCATGACTTCACTCTCTACCTGGGACTCGTTCGGCAAGGGCTGGGCGCGTCGCATCGCCAAGGATCTTCTTTACGCAGCGGAGGATAACTGATGGACATCACCGGCATCGGCTCGGTAGCGGATCTCGCTTCCGGCATCATCAACAAGATCTGGCCTGACAAGACGCAGGCAGAAAAAGACCAGATGGCTCAGGCCCTTGCGCTTTTGCAGGGCCAGATCTCCATGAACCAGGGGCAGCTCGACATCAACAAAGTGGAAGCAGCCAACCCCACGCTGTTTGTGGCAGGCTGGCGCCCCTTCGTGGGTTGGGTATGCGGCTCGGCTTGCGCGTGGAATTGGGTGGGGCTGCCCATTGCCAAGTTTGGCGCAGCGGCATTCCATCACGTCATCGACGTGACTCCTGCGGATCTGACGCAGATGCTTCCTCTACTCATGGGCCTTCTCGGCATGGGCGCCCTGCGCACCTATGAGAAGACCAAGGGTGTTGCCGCCAAGTAACCGTTCAGCCCCCTTTTCACCACCGTTCAGCCTGCGCTTTGCGCCCACAAAGAGGATGGCCTAACATGAATCAAGCCAAGGGAGGCACGGTGAGCGCCCAACATAAAACCATCTACGACGATGAAACGGGGATGCTCACGCTGCCAGAGGCAGAACGCCGGAAGCTGCATTTCAATCGAGGTATCAATCTCGACACCATTCTCATGTTGCTGACGATGCTGGCGGGCAGCATTTGGTGGGCTATGGGGCAGAACGACCGGGTGACGAAAAACACCTCCGACATCCAGAAGAACAGCGCCGACATTATCGATCTGCGGGATCAGAACAAGGCCCAAGACTTCGAGTCCAATCGCCGCCAGGATCAAATCCTGGCGGTCCTCAACGAGCAGAATAAGAAGATGGACGCGATGCTGCTGAACCAACGGCGTGGCCGCTAGTCGTCCATCGGCCAATCGACGTGGCCGCCAATGTAGCGTTCCCAGTCGGCACGCAGCTTTTCCAAACCGGGGTTCCAATATCCGTAGCTGGTGTCCCCGGCTTTTTCTGGCCTGACTTTCTTCCGCTTAAACGACGGCGCGACCTGCTTCAGGATCCGGCCGAAGGCGATGTCCTCAGGCAAGCGGCTTCGGATGTTGCGCGTCTTGGCCCATCTAGCGAATGCCTCCCGCAGGCGGGGCGTATGGGAGATCTCAGGCCATTCGCCTGCCCAGTCGCCGCCTTGGATCTGGCCTGAGTGGATGCAGTCCAGCCACCATTGCTGGGCCAGGTCCAGGCCGGCGTGCTTCTGCTCAATGAGCGCTGCCGTATTGGGCGCTTCGTTCACGTCTACGGTGGACAGGTCGAAGCTCTGAAAGTAGCCGAGCAACTGGGCGTAGCCCCCCTGTTCCATGCCTTCCCGCATGTCGATGAAGAACTTCCTGTCTTGGCGCCTGCCGTCCCCGAGACTGAAGACGGCAAAGCGGCGTTCGTCCACCGTGGCGGGGACGATCCATTCCTCATTGCCGATGATGACGATGCGAGACAGGTTCTTTCGGACCCGCGGTTCCTTGCCCTTGTGCTCGATGAGATGCTTCGACCCCGTGATGAGCCCCTTGAGCCGGCCTTCGGCCCGCTTATCGCCAGCCCAGGCGGCTTCATCCAGCACGAAGCAAAGGTTCGCCTCCAGGTGAGAGTTGAAGTTACCGAGCAAGTAGCGGTCGTTGTCCGCAGTGACGTAATGGATTCCGAGCAGAGCGCCCACCCGGTCGATGAGCGCGTTTTTGCCCGTCCCCTTGGCGCCCTTGAATACCAAGGCCACCAGAGGTTTCTCCCACGGGCGCTGGATCATGTGGGCGAAGTAGCCCATGAGCCAGTTGAACAGCTTGGAGTCGCCGCCGCAGACGTTCTGAAGCGCGTGCTCCTTGAATGCTTCGACGGCCGGGTGAACTCCCGCCTTGGGCCGCACGGTGAACCCGCGCCATTGGTTATACCATCGGCTCTCAACCTTCTGCTCAGGCGCGAAGACGATGCCGTCGTATTGGCGTCGGTTCTTCCACTCCATCCACGCCATGGAGATAGGCCGGGGCTTCTCCTTGCCAACGGCCCAGGGTTGGTTGGCATGCCAGGCGTGGAAGTCGGCCACGGGGATCCGTTCCGTGCAGAACTCCCCCTCCTCATTCGTGGTTTCCTGGAGGACGAAAGCGCCGGCCTTGATGAACGCGAACTGGCGATTGATCTCCTCAAAGGGATGGCCCTTTTCCACCGTATGTGGTGACTCGGGTGGGAGATCTTGGGCAAAAATTGCCTCAGGAGCGGCGGCGCCTTGGGGCTCACGGCCATACTTATAGGCGTGCCGGACCTTGGCTTCGAGGTCATCGAGTTCCCAAGGGGGTTCGCAGCGATCGTTCCACCCCCAGGCCATGAGCGCGAGGGCCTGGTCGACGTCACAGCCGAAGTCTTTCACCCTGGCTGCCACCTTGTAGGTGGTGAGGTCGCCGCCCTGAGATTGGATGGCGAACGGCGCCTCAGTGCTCAGCCAAGCAGATGCGCGATCAAACGCCCGATCAGGATTGATGCCGTCCAGGCTGCGGCTGCCAGCCCCACGGTCATGCTGATCCACCCCCAGACGATCAACCAGCCAAGCAGGCGCGTGTGCCAGTCGTGAGTGGCCGTTGATCTGTTGGTAGCCCTTGCCGTCAATGAGGCTGCCTGGAGCGACGATGTAGCCTCCTCGGCTGCGGATATCGAGGCCGGAACCGAGCACGTCCACGCCTTGCCGACAGGCTTCCCCGTGCGTGTATATGAGGTGGCGCCCTCCTGAAGCTGTCTCATGCTCGAGCGTGATTGGGAAGTCGGACCCGGCGAGTTCCAAACTGAGAAGCGTTTCGTCTCCACGCTTGCCCTCCTTGATGTCCACGTCTACGACGATGAGCGCTTCGTCATACCCGAAGCGTGAGGTGCTGATCCCGATGTTGCGAGACTG